ACTTTGGCCGATGTCGATAAACATTTTACATACCCCTACCCCCCTGCAAATCCTTGCGCTCCGTGCGTGACTTGCGTGCGTGGCAGCTCTCGCACATGGCTTGGAATGGTCCGTGCCAGAAGTCGCCGCCCTGCGTTACTGGCGTGATGTGATCGCATACGTTCGCGAGGTGTCCACACTCTACGCACGTGGGATTCTCGCGCAGGAATAAGGCCCGCAGCTTTCGCCAACGCGTCGAGCTGTACCGTGGCTCTCGGTTCACGCGTTCGCCCGGCTTGCGCTGTGTGTTGTGCCACGGGCTTTGCCTATGTCGTTTAGGGATGGAGGCCACCGAGGTAAGCTTTATGCCCTGTCAAAATGTACAGCTGTTGGTTGACCTTGTTGCGCTGCGTCGTGCTACTGTTTGCGGCGTGGAGCATGCGCCGTCTTTTGTTTCTTAGGTCGTGTATTAACTTCTGTTTTTGGCGGTCGCTTAAGGACGGCAGGCTTGCGATCCATTTCACGTTGTCCGATGGCACGGTAACGCTGTAACATTTCCCGGAGTTCTTCCAGTTCATACGTTCGCTCGCGTTGTGCCTCTCGCATAATCTCCGCAGCGCGGCCGGGGACATGCTCGTCAAGTCGTTTACCGAAATCCCATTGCCGCCCTTGGTCGAACAAATTACACTTGGCACACTGGGGCATGCAGTTACCGTAGCCGTCCGCTGGGTCGTGCCAGCGGGTGGCCATGTGCCTCCTGCTTGCAAAATGTCCGCAATGGAGATACCCAACATGGTGACGTGTTCCGCACGTCCAGCACTCGGCATATCCTTCGCTATCTGCTGCCCTGTATCGGATTGCTTTACTGAACCATTCATCGAGCTTTGTTTTTAGTTGCCTGCGTGTTAGTTTCTTCTCTTTGGGCATCTCGTACGGTTATGCCCCGAATGTACGATACCAATTCTTCGCGTTCTGCCTTTAGTGCTTTGTAGCTTCCTGTCGCCTCGTATTTTTTCTTGTTTGCGAGGATCTTGTTTTCGTATCGCTGCTTTTCTGCTTGGTAATGCTCTTCGCAGTAATCGTAGAACCGCCGGTTGTAGTTCAGCACGTCGGGATGATTACACAGATGCCCGTTGTTGTTTATGAAGTATTCGCGTTCCATCGGGTGCGGCCGATACCGTTGCATTGCGTCCGTGCCGTACAGTTGCTGTATGTGGTATTTGCGCCCGTCGATGAGGTCGAGCCAAAAGCGTTCAATCGGTGTCATATCTGTCTAATAATTTTTCGTCGCCATGCGCATCTATTATTTCATCGGCTGCATTAATGATGTTAACAAGCATTCTACTTTCATCCCGACACGCTTGCAATCTCATTTTTTGAAATTTATTTAGCGATTCTTCTTTCAAACCTTTGTGGTTTAAATATTCGCGGGCAAGACTTTGATAGCCTTCAAATAAAATGTACGCTTCCCGGGCTTGCCTGTGTACGCTTTCTGCGTTGCTTATTAACTCCAAAGTTTCCAATTCGTGTTTGTTGTTTCTCAATTTCATGATTTCCGTTCTTTTGCTCGGTTTTCCATCTCTTCGCGTTCGGTGTACGTTAACCGGTCTTCGCCTCGCATCCATTCCGGCGCGCTTACGCGTGCGGCCTGTGGGTTCGTCTGCGTTGCGTACTCGGGTTGCAGGTAGCGTATCGCCTCCTTCATCTCGCGTTCCATGTCCTGTTGTTCGTTCTGCCGGATCTGCTGCACGATTGGCGCTTTTGATTGATTGTACTTTCCGAAGCACTCGACGAACTGCGCGAGCTTCAGCCGCTCGTAATAAGGCCCATACAGCTCTTTTGCCATGTGGTAACAGCATAACCGCCAATCCTCGATTGTAAAGCAAGGGTAAGTCTTCAAAAGCTCGTTAATGGTTAGGCTAATTTCTTCGGGCGTGCTTAAGGTCTTGTTGGCGTCGATAAACTTTACCGTTCGCGTGATCATGGCGACCAAGGCGGCGCGCGTGGCTACCTCGTCCACCTTCATGGCGGTTTGTACGTTCGTGCCTTTAAAGCACGTTTCTACCGTCAGTTCGGATACGTCCTGTTCTTGCAAATTCTGCAAGCTTTTCGCGGTTGACATCGCTTTCAAGGTTTTGCGCTCTTCGGGCGTTAGTTCGGCCGTTCTTGGACTGGCCAAATACAAGTCCTTTCCAACCGTTTGCGATAGCTGTGTGGATTGCTTCGATAGCGTCGCTTTCTTCGGGGTGTTCATTTTGCAGTTTGATTAGTGCCCGTTGTTCACTTTGGGCGGTTTTGTATTTGAATCGGTGATCGGTTCGCTTGTACTCTTTCCATTCGTCCCAAGCCGCCGTAAAGGTGTCGGTTTGAAATGGTAAAATAACGTCGCGCACCTGCGCGCTTTTATTAAGTGTTTTATTCTCTGTTTTATTATATGTTTTATTATGTGCTGAATTCTGCGCACTCGTTTGCGTGGATTTACGCGTTCGTTTGCGTGGATTTACGCACTCGTCTGCGCGGATTTGCGCACTCGTTTGCGCAGATTTACGCAGTCGTCGGTTGTACCTGTCGCCTTCGCGGATGAGAAAACCGGCGTTTACGAGTTTGCTAATGTATCCGCGTGCGGTCGCTTCGGATACGTTCAGGAGGTCGGCAAAGTGCGCGTTGCTGGCAAAGCATTCTTTTCCTTGGCTTTCGAAGTTCAGAACCTCGGCAAGCAACACCCGTTCGTTGGGGTGCAGCTCGCCAAGATTCCAAATATCTATCGGTATAAACAGCCCGGCGCGCTTCACGCTTTCGCTTTTTTCTCGTTTATCTGCTCCATGGTCTCCGCTACTGCGTCAAACAGATCGAGCGGGTTAACGCCTTTGCGTTGTACAATTTTGCCGCTATGCTTCAAGATGCCGCACGGGTTTACGTAGATGTAATTTTCTACGGTGCGCCGGCTTACGTCCAGCACGTCGGCCGCTTCGTCCAAATTGGCAAAATGGACGTTTAGAAATTGCTTAAGATTCTTCAAAGTAGTGGTTGCATTCATGTTCGATGTTTTTCTTCTTCAGATCAGCGCAATACCTCAAATAGCTGTCGAGGTTTTCAAAGCGTACGCGCGTCTTATGCTTGGGCAACTTTACTACCCACGTTATACGCTTAGAAGGGGAAGCCGTCATCTTTTGCGAGCTTTTCGATCGTTGCGGCTTGGTCCTTCATTTCCTGCGTTTCTGTAAGTATCTCGTACTTCCATACGGTCAAGCTCATAAACGCGCGCCAACCTTTTTCGCCGCCGTCCCATTCGCGGCCGCGTACGTTGCAGCGCATTCTCACCTGTTGGCCGATGGTCAAGGTGCCAGCTTCGTCGGCCATGTCCTTTAGAAACTCCACAGGCAGCACGTCGCTGTACTCGCCATTCTTCACCTCGATGTGCACCTCGCATTTGCGAAAGCCGCTTGCAAACTCTTGCGGTTGGTTGATTCGGCGTACCACGCCTTCAATTGTCAATTCCATTGTCTTTGTATGATTTGTTAAATGATGTTTGTGACCAGTTAGGCAGGTCGATTGTCCGTAGTTGGTTGAGCTTCAAGCGCTCGAATATCTCACGCCAGCGCTCCAGCGTTGGCTCCGTGTCAATTATCTCGTCTTCGAGTCCGTCGTCATCGTCGCGCATGGTGCTGTTGAGCAGCAGGAACAGCGCGTAATTTTTGAGGCGCTCCTGATGCGCGTGCTGATCCGACTCAACGTCGTCAAAAAATTCGTCCAAGTTCATACGCTTCAATTGCTTTAAATATTTGCAACGCTACCTGTGGTACTATGGCGTTTCCGTATGCTTTGATTGACTCTCTTCGCCATTTTGGAAAGGTGATACCGTCCAGTTCTTTGGGAAGCCCATCATCTCTTCCACAAAGTGGGGGTTCAGTTGGGAAGGTTTCCCAGTTTCTTGGGTTATCATTTTTGTTGCTGAATACGCTTCCCAGCTTTTGGGGTTTACGTACTCCCTCAAATTGCTTGGGGACTTCCTGCCCTTTCTCGCTCCGTTGGCTATCCGTTCCATTGCTTCGCCCTCCTTGGGCGGAAGGCTGTCCATTGTGTTCGGTGTCGGGAGTAATCCCATCTTTGCCCATTGTTCCGGACTGCTTTGAATTTGTTTCCCTGTTTTCTTGTTGTACATTTTGTTTCCCCGTAGTTCTACGTTTTCCGGATTCATCCCTTTCGAACAGTTGGCTTGAGGTGTCGGGAGAAAGTTCCCGTAAAGCATCTGACTCGTTAGGCTGTTGTACTTCGTCCCGTTCCTGTATCCTTTCGCCTCTGCTCTCGCTCTCATTTCGTCGGGGTGTTCGCTGCGTTCCGTCGTCGTGGGCGTGAGCAACAAACCACACTCGGTCGCGTCGGTGGGGAGCGTTGACGGCGCAAGCTGGAAGAATAAACGGTTGAACGGAGTACCCACAAGTTTCCAAGTCAGCGCACACCTCCTCGAAAACCAGTCCCCCGTTCCAATTAACAAGCCCGCGAACGTTCTCTCCCACGACCCAACGGGGTGAACACTCTCGAATAACTCTAAGCATCTCCGGCCATAAGTGGCGTTCGTCTTCCTTTCCTTTTCGTTTTCCTGCGGTGCTGTAGGGTTGGCAGGGGAATCCTCCTGTAAGGATATCAATTCTTCCAGCGTAATCTGTCGCGTTGAATTCTTTGATGTCGCCATATTGCTTTGCGTTTGGAAAATGGTGCTTTAGGACTTTGCGCGGGAACTCTTCCCACTCGCAGTTGAATAGGTTTTCCCATCCCATCCATTCGGCAGCAAGATCAAAGCCGCCAATACCTGAGAAAAGGCTTCCGTGCGTCATTCCACCTCGTCCTCTCCGTATACCTCAAGTTGATAGAAACCTGCGAGCTTCAAGATGGCTCTGGATAGCGCACGCTTTTCGGCCATTGCAATTGGGTACGCATTGCGGTTGTTGCTCTTGCTCACCTCGCCATACGTCTCAACATGCCCAATTTCGCATTTTGCGTGTGCTTTAACGCAATATCGTCCTTCGCTGGGGTCAGACCATTCGGGAACCGTTTCGAAGGTCACCACGGCCTTTATTTTAGCTTGTACGTGTTCCACGCCTCGTCGGGTCATGATGACAAAGCCGCGTTGGTCTTTGTGGAAATGATCAGCGTGCATATCGTACTTGTCCGACAACGCTTTCAATTCGTCTATTGCGCTCATTTGTCTCGCTTTGTGTAGGCGGCTACCAAGTCGGCGGCCATGTTATTAATTAACCGGCGAAAACGTTGCTCGTCGGCAAGTTCTTGTTGCCACTCGTTGAAATCGCTGGTGGGCTTTACGTGTACGCTGCTGCGTACGCAGATAGGTTTAAGGTTTTTCATTTGTCGTTGATTCGTTCGTATGCTTCGTCGGATTGGTCAAGCAAATCGGGTTGCTCCTGCTCGTCGTCGTCGCTGGGGTAGTCGTAGCCTTCGCGCCACATGATTTTAAAGGGTATTAAAGGGAGCGACCGTAGCCGCTCCCGTTTTGATTATGCTTTCATTCGTTGTATTTCTTCCTGATACATTTGCCCCCCTTGCCCGCTTCGGAAATATTCAATTCGCTCCACTTCATTCAATCCCATTTTTTTCAGTCGTTCGAGCGTGTTGACCATTGCTACCACTGCTGTGTTAATTTGGTCGGTTGTCAAAATAGGTTCCATGATTACTGTGTTTTTGTTTGTTTGACTGAGTCAAAGATACGCAAGTTTTTGCGTTACGCAAACTTTTTCGAAGTTTTTTTTTGGCATGAAAAAAGGGAAGCCGCGTTCGGCCTCCCTCCTATCAAAACAAATGCAAAACCCACACTAACTGGTGATGAATCGCACGCAAGTTAGTTATTTTTCTTTTCTCTCTTGCTACGGCCAAGAACTACCGCGTTTACGATTCGCTTTAAGACGTCGACGATTTTATCGTCTTTGGTGGATTCGGTCAAAGCCGTGATCGTGCCGGCTGCTGTCAAAACGGCCAAAGCGATTTCGGCCCAATATGTCGTTAATACGTTTTCCATAGGTTAGAATTTGCCGGCAAGTTACAAAGGCATCAAACAATTGATTGCCGTATGTCCTCCCAATACGACGCCGCAGCCAATCGCTTGCTTTTTGAAGTGCTTGGCGTATGCAGCTGCGTAGCTGTCGCGATCAATACCGCAACCTACCTGCATTCCGAATATCTTAAAGTTATTGCCGACCATCCATTCGCAGTATGCCTGCGTGTGGATATGCCCTTGCACCGTGCTTTGCATATCGTTCTTTGCCTTGTTGCGTGCCGTTCCGCCTTCGCCGTGGACGTATTGCACGCCGTCATATTCTTTACGGTCGCACCAATTCCAGTTCGTGCCCAACACTTCGTTGTAATCCTTTATCCATTCCTTTGGAACTGACGAACTAAACGCCTTGCGCATTATAAGACGGTCGTGGTTGCCTATGATAACGTCGGCAACCGGGAAGGCTTTTGCCCATTTGCGGACGTGCTTAATAGCTTCGTGTAGCTCGTACGATCCGCCCAGCGCATTCGGGTCGGTTTCGTGGTAGCTGCTGTAATGATTGTCGAGAATGTCGCCAATAAAAACTACGTGGTTGCAGTTAAAATTGTCGTACTGCTCCACGCAAAATTCAAAATACCCTTCAAGCTCGAACGGGCAATGCAGATCGCCCACAACCAAAATTCGACGCTCATTCACCCGGATAAAATCCAAGGCCTTTTTTTGCTGGGCGTTGACTCTTGGCCGGATCTTGTTAATCATATAACCAAATTACATCTTCGTCGTGGCTCGCGTCGTAACTGTTATCGACGTGAATAAACGTCTTTGCGATGCCTATGCGGTTAAAACCAACCTCCAAAAGCGCGCCCAGTATGTAGCAACGTTTGCGGCTGTCCACGCAATGAATATCGGCAGCACACCCAAGCGTATGCGCGCTGTTCGGTTTGCCTCCTACTTTTTTATTATGCTCTTTTGTTCTGTACCCCGAATTTATGCGGAAGCTGACCCCGGCAAGGTGTCTTGCGCGGTCCAGCATTTCCAAAAAATCTGCGTCCATCATGTGTTCACCGCTGCCAATCGCGTCGGGGCTGTCGAACTCATGGTAATTAAAATAACGCATTAGAAAATTATTGCAAGGGCGGCAATTCCTATAATGACGTCGGCAATGTCTGCGCGGCCATACGTTCGGGCCTTGTACCAAGCATTGGCAACGACTGTTGCGAATATAAGGTAAATCATTTTGCTTGCATTTTTGCGAGCATCAATTCGATTTTGTGGACGGCTTCCAGCAGCTCTTTCATATCGCGTTTAAACTCGTCTTGGTGCAACTCCAATTGCACTACGCGCCCTTTGAGGCGTGCAACCGTAGCGTTGAGATTTACCCAAACGCCAACGATGCCGGCAATAACCGGTACAAGGGCTATAATTACTTCCGTTGTCATTTCTCTTTTCTTTGAATTACGAACCATTGGTCATCGTAACACAAAAGACTCAAGCCGTCGTAAGGGCGGTCGAAGTCGTAAGAGGTTGCGCCGTCAATTGTTTCGCTTGCCTTGTTAGGTCGTATTTGAACTTTCTTATTTGCCGCGATCGTGCTGTCGCTTTTGAAACGTATAATCCGGCCTTCGTTGCCCGTAGTGGTAGGCAGGTTAATAATACTCGTACCGGTCACGCCCGTCCACGTGTTAAAAATAAGGCTGTCGGTGTCTTCAACTGTATATGAACCGCCGTCACGATTCGTTACCGCCGTGACTTCGACAAAGGCAGCCAAAGCGCCGCGCCGCAGTTCGCTTATTCGCTCGTAAATGTCCGCCGTTACATTCATAGTCCAAAGTTAAATAAAGCCGGGTCAACGCTTCCGTTGTCGTTATTTACTGCCAATTCGCTCGACGTTACGTTCGTGTCATCGTAAGCAAGCAACCACCTTTGTACGTCGGTTTCGCAGCTATTAGCAACGGCCTGCAATTCGAAGGGGGCAAAGTATTGCGTTCCTTCCTTGATTGTTTGCCACATCTCAAATCGGCGGCCAAAAAAACGGCCTTTACGTATCTGCGTCGGAAATTGTCCTTGTGCGAGAGCTTCTGAAACGCCAAGCCGGTGCAAGCTTACGGCCGTACTCGTTTGGCTGCTGGTGTACGTGTTGCCGTATCCTGACAGGCTAAAATTGCCGTACGGTACTGGATAGGCAGAGCCTAAAATTGTTCCTTCGGGATCGCCGTGCAATACTGAACCTTGGTTAATTTCTATGCGGTTATCGTCGCTCGTTTCCGCTTCGAATAAAATATCGTCACCCAATAAACCTTGGTCGCCTGTCAACTGAATGCCGGACGTAAGTATAAGGTCGTCGCTTGTATAATTGCTTGTTATGTCCGTACCGAGCGCGCTAATTATGCGCAGTTGGATCGTTACATCTAACCCCACTTGCTGCGAAGGCAAAGGCTCCGTGGTAATCGACCAAGGCAAACCGGCGTCGAATCCGTCGCTTTGGTTGAACTGGGCAATGCTTAAAATGTATTCGCCTGCAGTCGATTCCCAACCCGTATTCCTGTAATACAGCGATCCGCATTTAATGGTCGCCTGTATCTGAATGAACGCGTTGTTGAACGGGTTATTGCTTACCGAGGCAGCGGTTAAACCGATTTGGCAAGCGCCGGAAAGGGCAAACCCTATACCCGAAATGTACGTGCGGTCGCTGTCGTTATATGTGAGATTGTCGCCCGTTGTTATGCCTTCGCTGTATTGCGTCACGGCAAGTTGATTGCCGAAATAGTTACGCGTACGCCGCACGCGCTTTAATGGTGGCAAATACGTAATGATGCCGCCGGCCATTTTTACGAAATTGTCGTCGGTTTCGTTAATGTATCCGGATTGCAATTCTGCTGTTTCTCCCGTCGTCAATGCCGCAGCCGTGCCGCTTTTATCGACCTGTATTACGTCGGTCGTCCAGTCGTCGCTGTTTGCTGCTCGCAAATAGCAATTAACGGGCATAAACCACCAATACCCGTTGGCTTGAAAAACGCGCGCGTTTAGGCTGCGCGCAATGCTTTCGAGTATTTCGTAACTGTTGTAACCTCTGTTGCTTTCGTAAATTTCGTTGTCTTCTGTTACTAACGGGTTATCTAGCTGCACAGCGTCGAGCCAATCCGTACCCGTGTATCCGTCCATTTCGACGTCGTTGACGTAACGGAAAAAACCGTCTGTTGCGCCCCACAAATTTTCAGTGCGCATTTGGTTTAGTATCTGCAACATGTGTTCAACCGGCGTGCGGATCTCATTAAAGCCGCTGCCGCCGCTTTGGTCAAATAACAACCTCTGCAGGTTACCAAGATCGTCCGTGGCTGTCATGCTTACGGGGTTTGGCGTCGGCGCGTCTTCCTGTTCGACTTGTTCGGCGGCAAGTATGCCGGCCCAGTACAGGCTGTTTACGTTGTCCGGGTCTTTGCGTACTTCGATTTGTATGCGCCCTTCCTCGGCGGCTGGCAATACGCTGTTCAGGAATTGGTCAAATTTACCGCCCTCGTTCATGACGGTAAATTCTACGCTGCTTCCAATGATCGGCTGGTGTCGGTCTTCGCTGTTGCCGGCGTACGTCAGCGCAAAGCCTTCCGCGCCTAGCGTTATTTCCGTTGCGCTTAATGCAAAATCGGTGTCGTGGATATTAATGCGCCAATCGTCGCCGCGCTCGTCCGTAAACTCTCCGTAGAATCTTATTGTTGGCATTAGAATCCTCTTACTCGGTTTCGGTCAATGGCGCTATACTCACTGCTTAACAAAATGTCGCGACCGGACAACCGGCCGTGAACCTGTACGGCCTGCCCGCCCAGCATTCCGCGCAACTTGTCGAGCGGCGCGATTACCTCCGGGTTCGTCTTTGCGCCGGGATATTCACCTACGAGGCCAAGCGTTGGGCCGCTTACGATGCCGCCGTCGGCAAAGGCGGAAATACCACCCATAAAGCCTTCAAGCATCGAAAGCCCGGCAACGATGAACGCAGGCGTAGCAAGTCCACCGCTCAAAAGGTTGGCGGCATTTGCTGGGCTGGTCGCGTTAGCTATCACGTTTGCTTTTGCCATTTGAATAACTGCGCGGATCGCTTGCAAGGCTAGACCTTTGAGGGCTTGCGCCGCTGTCTTTTCTCCGCTTACCACGTCAGCAACCGCTCCGCCGAACGCCATACCGAAAGCGTTACTAACCTCGGCCGCCTTCATCATTGAACTTTGTGCGGCTGCTTTCAGCTCTTCAAAGTTCTTTATCATTTGGTCCGTGCCGTCGTCTATACTTTCTTCGATGTCTTCGAATTCCTCTAACATTAAAGCGGCGCCGCCTTGACCAAAAAACGCCGTGCCTAAATCAAAATCCTTATTTACCAACTCGTCGGCCTGCGTGCCCAGCTTCGCAAGTTCCTGCTGCAACTTGTAAGCTTCGGCCGATGCCTTGACCATTTCCAGCGTTAACGTATTGGTGGTTTCTGCTGCCGCCTCGTTGCTTTCCGCGTTGCTGTTTAGCTGCTCGTTGACGTTGGTAAGCATCGCGTTCATGTCGTCAAGCTGCGAAGTGGCCGCCGCGTATGCCGCATTTGCTTCGTTGGCTTCCTTGATCGCCTTACCGCCGTAATTTTGGTCAACCAACGCCTGCTTCGCGTCGCGTTCAGCCTTCAGGCCGTCCACAATATCTTGCTGCTTTTGTATCTGCTCCTCAATATTGCGCTTTTGCTCTTCGAGGCTCAAACCCTTGTTGGCTTCTGCAAGCGAATCGACCGCACTTACGGCCTGTTTCGTTTCGTCGGTTAAGAGAATGATACCGCCAACCACTAAAGCAATGGCCGCAGCAACGGCGGCAAACGGGTTTGCGAGCATCGTAGTATTGAGCAAAGCAAACGCAGCTCGCGCCATTTTGATACCGCTTATAAGGTTTGGCAAGATCAGAAGCACCGGGCCAATGGCCGCAGCAACGGCGGCAATGCCTAAAGCAACGGTTTTTGTTCCGTCGCTGGTATTTTGCAGGAACTGCACGAACGTCTTTAAACGGTCGACAATTGGGCGCAGGTACTGAACCAAAAGCCGGCCAATTTCTTCCTGCAAGTCGCCGAACGAATTGGCAAGCTGAGTGAACCCGCCGTCGGCCTCTGCCGCTGCTTCCGCACTACCTCCGTATTGCTTGTTCAGCTCGTCGAGTATCAACGTTTGAGCTTCGGCAAGGTTGCCCGTTTCTGTCAGGCTCTTAATTACCGCCTTTTGGTCTTCGCTGAACTGGATACCGGAACGGCTCAACGCGCTCAGGTTTGCAACCGGATCGTTGAGCGCCTTACCTAGCTGGATACTTGCGCCCTTAAGATCGCCGTCCAAACGCGTAGCCAAGTCCAAAGCGGCTTGCTGCGTGCGTGCGAAGTTTTGGCCGCTAATATTGGTAAACGTCAAAAGCTGCGCCGTGGCGTCTTTTAAAATAACCTCATCGCCGAACAACGTTTTGTTCTGCAAGTCGCTGGCCATCTTTTGCAGCTCCTGCGAAGTAAAACCGACCTGCCCGGCCGTAGACTTTAAACCGGCTTCGACTTGCGCAATGGCTTTATTTTGCTGCCGGAAGGCCTGAACGCTGGTTGCGCCCATAAGTGCAAGCGGCGCCGTTACGCCTACGGTAAGATTGCGCCCGAGGTTCTGAATTTCGCGCGTGTTCTTCGCAATGCTTTTACGCGCGTCGCCTAAATTCTTGTTGAGCTGCGACGTATCTGCGCCAACCCTTAAAATTAAGTCACCTAATTTCGCCATGCTTATTGTGCTAACTGTCGCAAGATACTAAACCCGTCGGCGGCCTTTTCTTTCTTCTCCCAAGGGAACGTAGCAAGGTCTTTCGGCGTTAGCCGTTTCTTTACGTGTGGGTTTACCACAATCGCAGCAAGCCAACGCGTTCGCTCCCAATCTGCCTTTTCCCGTTCCTCGATTTCTTTGTAGTGGCCGCGCATGGCGTTACCGAATTCCGTGAACGTAAGGTCATAAAGCAAAACGGGGTTAAGGCGCAATTGCCCTAACCCCATTTCCTCGATTTCGTCCCAGCTCAACGGCTTGCTTTGGCCCTCGTTTTTTTTTGAGTGCCCATGCAGTCGGCAACGGTTTTGCTCAGTGCAGGCAGATCGGCTATTTCAATTAACCCTAAAAAATCGTCCACGTCCATTTCGAACGCCATGCCTTGCGCCTTGCAACCTTCCTGAACGAAGTAATAAACCAGCTCAGGAATTAACGTTACGTCGTTGCTGTCAACCTCGGCAACCTTTTTGCCGGTGTTATCTTCAAAACGCTTCCAAGCTCGCATGGTAGCGCGAACCGGGAACGTCTTGCCGTCAAGTTTAATTTCAATCATGCAGCGAAGTTATCACGCAATTACTTCGCGAACAACTGTGCCTGTAACTTCGATTGTCATTGAAAATCCTACGTTGTCTTCGACGCCGGCTGTCTGCTCCAAGCTGGTGATGTAGCCCGCAACGTCGAACTGCTCGTCGCCTGCGTTTGCTACTGCACCCGAACCCGTGTTCGTAAAGATAACAAATAGCTTCTCGCCTGCGATTTGGTGGTCGATGAGCTGGTTGAATCCGTTGGTTGCGTCTTCTGCAAACAACCCGGAAAGGCTCATGCTTGCCGACTTAAGGCCGGGCAAAAGCTCGCGCCAACCGCCGCTCGTCTTTGTGGTAATATCGCGCATATCCGTGCTCATAGAAATGCTGCATTCTGTTACGTGGTCTACTACTACCTCGCTGTCGTCGGTCGTGCCCAAAAAGACACGGATGGACGAACTGTTGATGATGCCTGTTGTTTGGGCCATTATTTCTTATTTTTTTTTGGTTCTGTCTTTTCGGGCTTGTCCAAGTATCCACCTTTTTTAAGCTTGGCGGCAAACTTGTTCGATACGTCAACAACTGTTCCGGCGGGCCATTTCCAGCCGTCCTTGTTGTATGGTTTTTGAATCGTTACCTTCATGGGTGCAATTTACTTAATTTCAATTTGTCGAAAGTTCAACAACCTTCGCTTGTATCTCTTCGCGCGTAACCTTTAACCGTAAATCAATGCCGGCGGCGTATTGCCATACAGGTCGGTCGTCTTTGTAAATCACTACGGTCGGCACGCTGGTAATGCTCTGCTGTATCTCTCGCGGTTGGTCTTCTAACCACGCAAGCGTGTAACTACAACCTCGGATGCGGTCGAGGTCTGCCGTGTTTGCCTTGTTCCACAGCGCATTGATTTGGATGACCTGTAAATCTTGCGCCTGTACTGTTAGGGGCAGTAAGAGCAAAATCCACCTCATCGCTTTTTGGTGTTGATTTCGTACAACCGATCTTCGATTACGTCCAGTTTCTTGCCGTTATCCTCGACCTTTTCTTGCGTGTTCATAATCGTTTCGCGGATCAGCTTGTCTTTTAGGTCGTATTCGGTACGGCTTACGGCAGGCTCGGGCAATTGCTTGGCTTCCTCAATGTCGTCTTGCAAGGTGTACCACATACCCACGACCGTTACCACGAACGAAATCACGATGCCAATCGTTTTAAGGTCAAGCGTTACCTCTGTTTCCTCGCTCAGTTTCATACCTCGTCCTCTGTGAACCATCCGTTATCTACCATGTACTGGTGATCGCGTACCGTCGTCGTGCTGGGTATGATGTGTTCGAACGGAAAGCTGTGGTTGGTCTGCACGTATGCGCTCAACTCAAACCGTTCGTCATTGGTCAGCTCAGGAAAGCACGCCACGAGCTTCTCCAGCGTCGCCGCTTCGTGTACGTGGATGAGGTAATCGGTATCCACTTGCAGGGCGTTCTGTACGCCGTCGGGATGGACTACGATACCGAACACGGTTGAAGCCGCTTCGCCTTCTGCCTGAATGAGTACGGGCCGCGAGATGTTGTAGAGTTCTCGCGTGATTTGGTACGCTCGTCGTTCGCTGGTCTGCGTGGGCGTAGGTAGAACTATGATGTATCCGTTCATCAGTAGATGCTGTAAAAGGTGTTGATGTTGGACTTAATGTCGGCGCGGCTTGAAATATGCGTTGACGCATTCCACAAAATGAATTCTTGATAAACGGCGTTCACAGGATTTGCACCGATACGTTTACCGAATTCAAGTCCAGCCGATACCGCTACCGTCGTGGTCAATGCGTCTACGTTTTCCGTTCCGTCCACACTGTAGATTTTATTTGTTCCGTCGTATGAAAACATCGCTAAAGTTTGCGTCCCGCCTGATACGCTTAACGTATCGTCGTCACCTTCCAAGCTAAATCGGTAGCTTGTATAGGTATTCAATATTTCCACGCCGTCGTTACTACTTGCCAAATTTGTAAAGTAGCCAAATCCACTGTTTTTAGTAGCGCCTACCAATGAAAATTGGAAATTGCTGCCACAATCAACAGACGCCTCTAAAACATCGTCTGTTCCATCTGTTTCGATAGCAGGCTTCCCGTTCTCCGTAATTACCCCCGTCGTCCCGTCGTAAATCTTCGGCATATTCGC